AAAGAACTTGCAAAACAATATAAAGCAAGAAAGTTCTATATTGTTAAAGTAATTGATAGAGATGCGGAAGACGAAGGAGTTAAATTTTGGAGATTTAAACACAATTATAAGAACGAAGGTGTTTTAGATAAAATTATCCCAATCTTCAAAGCAAAAGGTGATATTACAGATCCTGAAAAAGGAAGAGACCTTATCATCGAAATGGCAAAGGCAAAAACACCAAAAGGTAAAGAATATACCGTTATTCAAACAATTATGCAAGATGATGAAGGAAAACTCCATGAAGATAAAGAACTTGCAAAGTCTTGGGTTGAAGATGAATTAACTTGGGCTGATGTTTATTCAAAAAAACCAACAGAATATCTTGAAGCTATTGCAAATGGTCAAACTCCAAAATGGAGCACCGAATTAGGTAAATACGTCTATGGTGATAGTTCAGAATCTGAGGTTGTTTTTGGAGGATCAAAAAAAGGTAATAACGAAGATCCACAGGCAGACGCAGAACCTGACGAAGATATGCCGTTCTAACCTATAAATAAACTAAGGGTGAGATAAACCTCACCCTTTTTTGATTAATTTAATTTTATGTTATTAAAAGAATTATTATTTGAAACACTGAGTTCAAAAGTTGAAAACGAAAATGTTGAACCACATTTTTTCAATTATCGAAAAGATACTCTTTATGGAAAAAAAGATTTGGAACCCATAAAAGATAAAATATTACAACTCCCTGAGTTTAGCGGACTAACATCCCTTGAAATTGTTGATACTCCACTTGTTGAACTTGATGGTCGACCAATTGTTATTCCAACATTTAAATTAGGTGATGTATCAAAGTTTAAAGGAAAAGGGTATATTCTTTCTATTGCCCTTTTACCTGAAATGTATGACCCTAAAACACTTTACGAACCTGTTAAAGACGGCGCAGCAATAACACCGGCTTTATATGATCCAAAAACATTTGAACCCAAGAAAAAAATTATTCTTGAGTTCAGTCCTGAAATGGCTCAAGATCTACAAATGGCAAATGGAGAGGCGATTTTAAGACAACACCTTCACGATTTACTTGATAAGGTATTAGATAATCCCGAATATTATAGAGTTAAAGGTGAAAGACCTGTAATTGTTAGAGGTTTTTTTGATGAGGTTGATGAAAAAAAACAAGACGTACCTCCGTTGTCCGCTTTCATTGAAGAACCAAAACACAAAATGGTTTTTTATTTAAAACCTATAAATAAAAATGAGGGTGAAATTGAAATGAGACTTGAGAAAAAATTTATTCCGATTGAACTTTCAGATAAGTTTACTGAATTGTTTGATGAAAAAATGAGAAATCTTAAATTGACAGAAGAAGAAATTGATAATTTTTTAGAAGAAAATAAAAAATAAATTATGGCAGGAATTAAGAAAAAAGAAATATCCTTATCAAGTATTAAAGATAAGTTTTCTACAAAAACAAAATATAAAGAAACAGAATTTTATAACTGCGGACAAGCATTCTTTGATGCCTGTGGATTACCAGGTCCTGTATTGGGGGGTATTAATATGTTCTTGGGACATTCGAATTCCTCAAAAACAACAGCGATGATACTTGCGGCCGCGGATGCACAAAGAAAAGGACATCTTCCCGTTTTTATTATAACTGAGCGTAAATGGTCTTGGGATCATGCGATCGAATTAGGATTAAAGGCTTCAAAGAATGAAAGTGGGGAATGGGACGGAGATTTTATTTTTAATGATTCATTTGAATATATAGAACAAGCAACTGATTTTATAAATGAATTAATAGACGCACAAGAAAAGGGGGAAATACCATACAATTTAGCGTTTTTCATTGACTCAATAGGTTCTATCCCTTGTAAAATGACATATGAAGGTCGTGGTGGGAAAATGGCTAACGCTTCCGTTTTATCTGATAAAATAGGTATGGGGATTCATTCAAGAATTACGAAAACAAAAAAAGAAGATTACCCATACTATAATACTCTTGTTGTAATAAATCAGCCTTGGGTAGATAACGATATGACAAATCCTATGGCACAACCGGAAATCAAGGCCAAAGGGGGAGAGAGTTTATGGTTAGCATCCTCATTAGTTTTTTTATTTGGTAAACAAAAAAAGGCTGGAATTAATCACATTGACGCTGTAAAAAACGGAAGAAAAGTTTCTTTCGCAATCAGAACAAGAATATCAATATTAAAAAATCATATCAACGGATTAGGCTACAAGGATGGTAAGATAATTGCAGTACCTCAAGGTTATATTGCCGACACAAAAGAGGCTTTGGATTCTTATAAAAAAGAATATTCGCAATATTGGAGTGGAATACTGTCGGGAGATGGTGAAGTTAATTTCGAAGAGAGTGAGGATGAAATTACGGAATAAAAAAAAGTAATAAAATTTTATAATTTAAACCCTCTTAAAAAAAAGAGGGTTTTTTTTGTTATTTCAAAATACTTCCGTACCTTTACAAAAAAAAGTATGGAAAAGTATCAAAAAATATTAGTTGGTCTGATGACCTTTATTGTGACATTTGTCACCACGATTATCGTTTCAGAATTCGCTGCATATCTTTTAACACTCCCAAACACAATTGCAAATATTTTTGGTTATTTCATTTTAATCATTATCTTTGCATTGATTCTTGTATTTGGATATATAGTAATTAAATCTTTAAACAAATAAAAAACAACAATTATGATTGGAATTATCACTTTTGGTTTATCATTAACCATCTTAGGAATTTTATTAGGAGTATTTAACTTTGACGCTTATTTGTCAGAACCTGACAGGTATAACGACCGGAAGGTGAAAGGAGGTATGGTCTTAAAGGCGGTATTGGTTGTCGTCGCCTCTTTTTTCATTGGATTATTCAACCCACTCTCAGTTGAACGAATTGATGTAGGACACGTTGGATTAAAAATCAATAACACCGGAGATGAGAGAGGTATCAGTAAGACCACTTATGTAACGGGTTGGGTATTTTACAATAGTTGGTTATCTCGTATTAAGGAGTATCCTGTAACACAACAACACGTTGATTACGAAGAAACCGCAATCATCACAAAAGGTGGATTCCAAGCGGTAATTAAACCAAGTTTTAACTGGTCCGTGAATCCCACAAACGCAGCAGACATGTATCAAAATCTTAGACAAGATGTTGATCAGATTAAAGAAACTTGGTTGAAGAATGCAATTATCGGAGCAGTTAATGATGTTGCAAATCTTTATACTGTAGATTCAATATTTAATCATAGAGCCGAGTTTGAGGCGGATATTGTTAAAGAATGTAATCAAAGAGTTAGTAAATGGTTTAATGTATCTCAATTAAGAACAAATATTGTTCCACCAAAAGAAATTACAGAAGCAATTAACCAAAAGACTAAAGCCGTACAGGAAGCACAAGCCGCAATTCAACAAAAGATAGTTGCCGAAGCACAGGCTTTGACACAGATAGCAAAGGCAAGAGGTGATAGTGCTCAAGCGGTTATTGCGGCATCTGGTAGAGCTGAAGCGGTTAGAAAAGAACAACAATATTTGACTCCGATGTATATTGAGTATATCAGGGCTCAAAGGTGGGATGGTAAGTACCCAACAACAATGTTAGGTGGTAATACATCAACTCTGTTGAATTTGAATAAGTAAGGTTAGGTTCTTATTGTTAACAAACCCCTCTAAAAAAAGAGGGGTTTTTTAATTAATAGTTATATTTATCTTTAATGGAAGAACTAAGACCGACACCCAAGGCAATTGCAGCAAAAAAATTCATAGAAAATTTTTATACTGAATATGATATTAAGGAAGTAAAGTTCACATTATATACTAAAGATATACCAATGATAACGGTTTATTTCAATCAACAAACTAACGCGGCGAATGAAAATCAAGTTTTTCAACATCAAATAATTGGAGACCTTAGACATTATTTAAGTATAAGGGCAAACCCACCATTTTTACTTTCTTGGGAGGTTAGAAAAGATATTTACCAAAAACCTGACGTTAGAATCAGTAAAGAAAGTTTGAATGAACCTGTATGATATTTATATCATATGGAATTAAAAAATGGAGATATAATTTATATTGAATCATTCAAAGATGATATTAAAAATCATTATTGTAAAAAACATTTCAAAGATTTAATAGGGTTCCCAACTAGAGTAACTAAATATAATAATAATTTATATGTTTCA